GGTATCTACGTCTTCGCAACGAGGACCGCATCGTCCGGTGGGCTTGCCACGGACGTGTACCAGGTGCGCGGTGTAGACGCGATTTACTCTGGCAACTGCACGGTCAACCTCCCCCGGTTCAACTGGGAGGAGCGCAACATCTACAACGCGACGCCGGCTTTGACGCCGTACTTCCCTATCATCGCGTACCGCGTCATTCAGGACCCCGTGTCGCAGAACGATGCAATCGAGATCATCCCTGGGAACTCGAACGGCATCTCGAACCTGCGCGTTTGGTATTACCCAAACCCGAAGTACCTGACTTCTGACAGTGATACGATTGACGGTCGCTCTGGATGGGAAGAGTGGGTCGTGCTCGACGCGGCTACGAAGCTGCTCGCAAAGGAAGAGAGCGACACGTCGCAGCTCGAACGTCAGGCTTCTCGCATCTGGACGAGGATTCTGACCGTTGCGGCAAACCGTGACGCTGGCCAGGCCAAGCGCATCACGGACGTGTCGTTCAACTCGGGCATGTGGCCATACTCGTCTAGCTATCCACGACGCTTCTAGGAGGCTCCAATGCCGAAGCAGGACAAGCCATCTCAGTTCCTTGTCCGCGACGCCAAGGACCCGCTCGCCAACGCGGTGCAGGAGTCGCTTGCGCAGGTCACCAAGAGCCTTCGCCAACAGCCTCCTCCGAAGCAGCTCGTCAGCAGCCTCTCAAAGCAGATGCCCGATCAGGGTATTACGTTTAAGCCTGGCCAGATTGTCGACATCCCTCACGGCCTTGGGCGTAACGCGGCTGGCTTCAACATCGCCAAGGTCGTGACCGACACGCCAAACGCGAACAGCGCTCCATATGCCGCTCCCAACCTGCAAGTGGTTGAAGTTCCAGGCCCACTCGGGCAGAAGATTATGCGTCTTCGCCTCATCCCGCCGAAAGACCAAAACGGGGATGACATCCTGGACCCCGTTCGATTGAACCTGGAGATTTTCTGATGCCGACTCGTGACCAAGTTCTTCAGGTTCCCTTTGTCGGCAGCATCGACGAGTACACGGACCCGGACCAGCTTCAGCCTCCTGCGATGGCGTCGCTGGAGAACGCCGTCGTACGCAAGACGGGCCGCATCGAGAAGCGCGAAGGCTTCGAGTACCTTCAGAAGACTGGTGTTCCTGGCACTCCAGCCCAGACGTTTGATGGTACGGCACTTCCTATTGATATGCAGGCGCTGAGCGCATATAGCGGCAAGGACGGTTCAAAGCTGCTCCTGGCTGCTGGCGATACGCTGTTTGAGTATGTTGGCTCAGATGCCGATCACGGCTACCGGGCCGTAAACAAGCTGCCGTCGTGCTATGGGACGCTGCACCCCGTTGATTCTACTGGCGGCGAGGTAATCGAAGTCGAGTCGATGCTGAGCGACGACGGGCAACTTCGTTGCACTGTCTGGGTGCTTGGGTATCGGAACGGCCAGGACCTGACAAACGATCGAGCTATCTCGACGCAGCCGGTTGGAACACATGGCGTGTATGCAGCCGTGCAGCGCGTTTCTGATGGAGCGTTCGTTACGGCACCTGTGAGAATCAAGGACTCATTTGGCAATGACACGACGCGGTGCAGCGACCTGCGAATGGCTATGTCGAGGGGTTCTTCGGGAAACGATCGTCACTGGGTCGTAGCATTCCGTCGAGACTACTCAGTCATCGAGGCATTCGCCGTCATCTCGACGAGCGGAAGCATCAAGTCGACGGACTTGATTCAAACTCCGTTCACAGGTCGTCCGTACTGGAGATCGTTTGATATTACAGGTGTCTACAACGAGCAGTACATGCTGTTTGCATACTGCGAACCGGACACATCTCCAGCGTCGTCTGACGTGCTTCTAAAGTTGCTGTCGTTCGATGTTACAACTGGAGCCTTCTCCGTCGTACACACCTATGGTGGAGGCGTCCTGGATGCTGCAAACGCATATGGTTCAACGACGTACAGCGTTCATGACTGGAATCGACGCACTCCGCGTGGCGTAGTGCTTGAGAGCAGCCCTGTCACGTCAACCGTTGCTATCTCTGTGCGAACTGTCCATGAGATGGACACTGCTCCACTGTATCTTGATGGCAAGTTTGTGGTTACTCGTGCAAACTGCTCGGCATCAACGATCTCGATTGCGTTTGACGAGTTTGCATGGCTTCACCGCTCTGGTTTTCAGACCGAGGATAGCTTCGCTCTGTTCTCAACTGGCGCGATGTACCAGAGCAAGTACAGCGGAAGTTCTAGCGCGACTGGTACTAGAATCTATCCGTTTGTCTACTCCGCGCTGACATCGCCACTGTCTATCGTTACTGCCGAGTTTGACGATGGGTCTGTGCAAACGTACTCGCTTAGCCTTGTTGTTCAGGGCGGCCTTGCTGCGTACAACAACCCAACCATCTTTCGAGGAAGTCCTTCTAACACGAGGATTGTGAACTCTGGCGTCTTCGCGAATCAGCTTCGCCAGCTTCACCAGTACCCATCGGACAACTCCGTCAATGTTATTGAGCCGAACAATGTGGCTCTAACATCCATAGACGATGCTGCCATTAACCAGAGAAACGTAACGAGCGTGCGCATCGCTGGCGCTAACGTCGTTAGTCTTGCACTAGCAAACTCGGTTAGGTTCTGCCGACTGTCCAGCGCAGCAGGAGTTAAGTGTCTTGCTGTCATCGCTTTTGATGCAGCTGGCATCCCAGTAGAGGTTGATCTCTATGATGGGCGTGGAGACGTGACGGCGAATGTGCTCGGAGCACCAGCTCTGACGGACATCATCTCAATTGAGACCAGAGCCAATCCATACAGCGGCGCGTGGGGCGCTCCGATTGCGGTGCCTCCAGCAACCATCCGCGTGTTTGACGACTTCAACAGTGCCGTTGGAAACACCAACACAAGTCCAGTTTTTAACGACATTGGCGCGAACACGCAGCCTGTTGCGCAGACTATTGTCGAAACGAGCGTAGGCGTTGAGCAGTGCGTTCACCGTTGGGACGTTGCGACCGTTGGGAACTCTATCATCCTCGCGGTGTCATCCGTGTCGGCGGCAACATTCAGTGGTCCAAACGGAGATGTGCCACTCGGCTACGTTAGTCCGTTTGCTCGAAGCAACTACTTCGAGGTGTACCCGTGGGCACCTGCGTTTCAAACAAGGTGGGACCTCAACGATTACGCGACAACGGGATCATCTGTCGCAAGGCCAATCTGGTGTGCGGTTGGCGGGCCATGGAGAATGACTGGCGGGTTGGTTAAGCTGTCCAGTGGCAGGTATGGATGCGTGCTTATGCCTGGCGGAGACGATCTTCAGAGAAGTTCGTTCTTTGTCTCGTTTACGAACGGCGAGGCGACCGTCCAAACGAGCCTCAACCCGATTGATGGGACGCCAGTCCAGTATGCTGGTGGCGTTGTCTATGATGGCAACAAAGGTGTCTTCGTCGAGTCGATGAACATGCCGCGCACCGCAGCGGTTCCACTCAACTGTCCTAGGTTTAGTTCGGACGGAGCTTACCTGTTCTCGCTTGGGGCCATTCGTCAGGGGCAGAATGTCGGCGGCAGCGACATCTTTGCCTTGGACTACTCGTTCTCAGCAAAGGATTGGAGGGCGATGAAGCAGTGGGGGGACTACACCGTTGTCAACGGCGGCATCCCAAGCTCGTTCGATGGCTCATCTTGCAGTGAAGTCGCGATGCTGTTGTGGCCGCAGCGAGACCTGACAAGCATCGCGTATGAACCAGACCCGGCATTGCTGTATGACCCAAATGCCAAGTTTGCACCAGGGAATCTTTGGACGCTGAACTCTTCGGCGTATCGAACGTATTCGTTTGGTGGTCCGTTTCTGATCAACATCTCAAGGCCATGGTTTGCATACGAGGCTGGTTTTAAGGCCAAGAACGAGTTCACCGACGAGTATCTTAATCCTACTGGAATCGACACTCCGATGTACTGGTCTCGCATGAGTACAAACTGGGGCGGTGATCCGACTAAGGACTATCAGTCTGTCTATGCTGACCCACGTCTCATGCAGGTTACTGGTGGCAAGTACAACAGTGGCGTTGGTCTTTCCCAGCTTGGGAACAAGCACTACTATGGTCGATACCAGTCTGGGTATGGTGCCATGGTTGACGCTGGATACAGCGTGAAGCTGTCCTTGTGGGCTCCTCGTTCGGCTGCCACTGTATCTTCTGTCGAAAACAGTGTGTATACGCCAACTGTCGCCAATGGCGACTTCCTCGCGTGCTGGTGTTACGAGTCGGTGGATGGAACTGGGAGGGTGGTGCGAAGCGCGCCAAGTCAGGCTGTTACATTCTCAGTATGCTCGTACATCACGTACAAAGAATACGAGCCAGATCCATCTTCCTCCACCAAAATTCCGGTCAACGGTGGAGACATTGATGAATACCGTTACGGCTTCTTTGCTCCGCGTATGGAGTTGACGAACCGACTCAAGACTGCGGACAGCGACTCTCGTCGCGTGGTGCTCCAGCCGTACTTCACAGCTGAGCCGTTTGCGACGGTGTTCTACAAGGTGCCGTTCTCGAACTTCCTGACTCAGTACAGCAACGACTTCACTATCAGTCGCAACGCGACTCGTGGCGTCGTGCCGTATTCATCGTCTAACGCTGGTGGTCCTGGGGACAATCCATACGGACTTGCGACAAACAACTTTCGCTGCTTCGACGGCCCCCAGGGCGACTACAACGGCCTTTTGTCGCAGCCGGTGCTCTACACCGTTGGCGGCGGCCTCGACAACGTGGCACCCCCTTCTGCGCTCTGCATGACGGTGCATCAGAACCGACTCGTCCTGGGTGGAGCGGACGACGCGACGGTCGTCTGGTTCAGCAAGGAGCTGTCTCCGACTGATGCGCCTGGGTTCAACGACGCCCTCACCATCCAGATTGAGGACGGTGGAGCGGTTACGGGGCTCGCGTCGCTCGAATCGCTGCTCATCATCTTCAAGCGCGGCATGACGTGGCTCGTGCCTGGCGACATGCCGGACGACACGGGGAGCGCCGTCAACCGTGGCTACGTCTCGAACACGCTCGGCACGCCAGTCCGTATGCCTCATGGCATCGGATGCGTCGACCACCGCTCGGTCATCGAGACGCCTGTCGGAGTGTTCTTCAAGAGCGAGCGTTCGATTGAGCTGCTCGCTCGCGACATGAGCATCACGCCTGTCGGCCTGAAGCTCGACGATACGTTGTCGTATTACACCGAGATCACGTCGGCTATACACAATCCAAAGGACACCGAGGTGTGGTTCGCGCTCCGCGACCCAAACAACACGACGAGCATCCTGTTCGCGGTGTTCAACTACACGACGGACGTGTGGTCGAAGCACTTCGT